ATGTCCGAAGTTACGGACTTCATCGCGCTGGACGTCGAGACGGCGAATGCCGACTTCGGCAGCATATGCTCTATCGGACTCGTGCATTTCCGAGCTGGCGAGGTCTTCAAGTCGCTGACGATTTTGGTCGACCCGGAAGACGATTTTGATCCGGTCAATATCGGCATCCATGGAATCCGCCCTGAAGACGTCGCGGGAAAGCCGACGATGGCGCGGGTCTTTCCCGTCATTAGCGCCGCGCTTCAGGACACGGCCATTGTTCATCACAGCCCGTTCGATCGGACTGCACTTACCCGCGCCGCTGGCAAATACGGCACGGGCGGCTTGCCATGTACTTGGCTCGACAGCCTACAGGTTGCTCGCCGAACGTGGACCGGGTTTCGAGACGACGGGGGCTACGGCTTAGCCAATCTCGCCCGAGCATTCGGCATCCAGTTCAAACACCACGACGCGGCGGAGGATGCCCGGGCCGCAGGCCTCGTGTTGCTTAGGGCGATGAGCGACGGTGGCGTCACGCTGCAGCAATGGGTCGATGAACTCGGCTATGAATCGACCGCAACCAGCAAGCCGTTACGGCGGACGAAGCCGAGCTATGCGACGAAGTGCGCTCAATCAGGCGCGGCTACCGGACCGCTTGCGGGCGAAACCATCCTTTTCACGGGCGCGCTGCAGATCCACCGTGCTGAGGCTGCCCGCGCTGCCGCTGCAGCCGGTTGCGACGTGGTGGACAGCATATCGAGGAAGGTCACAATTCTCGTCGTCGGCGATCAGGATCTGCGCTTCACCCGCGGGCAAGAGAAAAGCTCGAAGCACCGTAAGGCGGAGGAGATGATCACCAGGGGACACGCAATGAGGATCGTCGGAGAAACCGACTTCATGGCGATGGTCAGTGGTTAACAATATCCAAGCCCATATATAGTAATTCATCTTCAAGGATAAGTGAGTCCCGACATGGTTGGCATCGACAGCAACACCGGAAAAGTCATCGATCGCACTCAGCACATTATTCAGTCGATCGGAGTTCTTTTGACCACACCGCTGGGAACGAGAGTTATGCGGAGAGACGTTGGATTCGAGGTTTTGGAAGAATCCGGAAAACCCCGTCGTGGCTACGACTCCGACGCCATCGAGGCCGCAGCAAAAAAGGCGCTCTCGACCTATGAGCCACGCATTCATGTTGACTCGATACAGTCCGTGATTTCCGATGGCCTTCTATCAGCAATCACGGTCCACTACCGTGACCGTGAGGATGACGCGCCCGGAAGCGTGACGATCAGATATTGATGATGTCAACACCAGAGGACAAAGTCTATTTCAAGGACTGGTTCGTAGAGTCCTCTGACCGCTCCGTATCGCAACGGATGCGATCGCTCTGCAAATGGTGGCTCGAACTGGTCCGCAATATCGGCGTTGTTGCGCTACTTGGCATCTTTGCCGAACGTGCGGACAATTGGGCAGTCACTCTAATCAGTAACATCAGCCTTGGGGCGGTGTGCTTCTCTGCAGCAAGCTATGCGCACGATTGGATCGTTAACCCCTTCCCTCAAAGAGCGAAGCGTTCCAAACTCTGGAACGCGCTTGCCTTGGCAATCGCAGCTCTCTTCACTTTGGCTGTTTGGTTTCTGATCATTACTTTGGTTAGCGTGTCGATTCGAGAGATCTCTCATATTCAAGGCGCAAAAATTTAATCTCTACTAATCGACGGTGACCAGCGATCTCTTCTCAAGCCGGGCACACAGGAGGACAGAATGGATATCGCGGGCGCATTGGCTTCGGCGGCTGCCGCTCTGAACATCGTCAAACAGTTGAACGATGTTGACCGAAGCCTCGGCGAGGGCGAACTCAGGGCAAAGATCGCGTCCCTCTATGTCAACCTCGCCGAGGTAAAGATGGCGCTGGCGGATGCCCAGCAGGAAATCCATGAAAAGGACCGTGAGATAGCCGAACTGAAGAAACGCACTGCCCTGGCCAAGCCGATGATAGAGGTACACGGATTTAGCTACGAGGCGGTAGAGGGCAAGCCAACCGGCGGGCTACCCTTCTGTCCGAACTGCTTACTGGAGGAAGTGCAGATACGCCCAGTGAAGGTCTTACACGCCTTTCAATGTCCACGTTGCAAATCGCATTTCTCTCGCCTTCAATACATGAACGCGCAACCCGCCCCCTAGAAGCTCGCCATATCCTCGGTGAAGGCATCGGAATCGTAGAACGACCGCGTCTCCGAAGCCGCAGCGCGCGAAACTACCATCCATGTCGCCACCGCGCCGTCGATGCGATCGCGCGATTTGCCTTTGTGCATAGTTCTGTTTCCCGCACTGTCGGTGTGGATGGCCACGTTGTCGAAGCACCACCGCAGCACCGGGTGGCCACCGTGCAGGAGCTTGCCGGCAAGAATGACGCGCTCCAGCTCGTTCAGCGCCGGTGATTGCGTCACCCATCCCTGCCGGATTGTCGCGGTCGGCAGGCCATCATCGGTCAGCGGCCCCATCACCGCCTGCGCATAGGCTGGATCGAAGCCGATCTCCCGCACGTCGAACCGCTCATTGAGGCCACGAATGCAGGCCTCAACGGCGCTGTAGTCAATCACGTTGCCCGGTGTCGGCGTGAGAAACCCCTGCTCTGCCCAGGCCGGATAGGGCACGCCATCACGATCGGCGCGCGCCCGCAGGTTGTCGCCGGGGCAGAAGAAATGCGGCAGCACCACGAAATCGTCATCCTTGCGGATGCACGCCACCACCGCGGTTAAGTCGGTGGTGGTCGACATGTCGACGCCGATCCAGCACGGCAGGCCGTCCAGGCCGTCCGGCAGCACGCCGCCGCCCCGGTCATAGATCGCCATGTCGATGAACGGGTCGGTGCTGTGATCCAGCCAGACGTTCAGATTGTACTGCCGGAACGTTTCGCGGGCGGTGATGCTGGTTTCGCCCTCACGCGCCAGCTGGCGCAGACCCTCAATGTCCTGGTAGCCGAGCGACAAACCGGGGTTCGCCGCGTACCAAAGCGATTCATCCTTCCAGTCGGCGTCCGCCGGGGTTTCGAACAAGATCGGCAGCATGGTCGGGTCAATAATCTCGCCGCTTGCGACTTTGCGCGCGCGATCGACGATCTCGAAGGCGATATTCTCTTGGCCGCGGCCACTGGTCGTCGCCACCACCAACAGCGAGCCCTGCGACTTCACCATCGCCGACTTCAGTGCTTTCCAGAGTTCGGCGTTTTTCCAGATGTGCAATTCGTCGGCAAACACGAAGGCTGGCGTTCGGCCGTGCTGCGTGCCAGCGTCGCCGCTGATCGCCTCGAGGAACGAACCGTCCCGGATGAAGTGGATGGTTTTCACCGAATTGTGCGCGTCGTAAATCCGCGTCGCCGCGACCAGGCGCTTGTCTTCCCGCACGATGCCGGCGGCCTCGCGGAAGCCATAGCCGGCCTGTTTGCGGTCGGATGCCGCGAGGATGTTTTCGCCGCCCGGCACCCGCTCCGGGCCGATGGTGTGCAGCAGCGACAGCGCGCCGGCCAATGACGTCTTGCGATTACCGCGAGCAATTACCAATACAACTGTCTTGACGACGCGGGTGCCGTCTTCATTGCGGGGTCCATAGATGCGGCGGATGATGCGCTCCTGCCATTCATCCAGCCGAAAGGCTCGCTTCGGCAGCGTACTCTTGGGATGACGTAGCGCGCGCAAGAACTGCACGGCTCTTTCACCGTGACCGAGCGGATCAGCGATTTCGCTGCCGTCAAAAATCCAACGGGGATACGTCTTCGTCATCATCATCTTTCCGCACTGCCGGCCGCGATCGGCTGACAGGTGTGAGACCGAGCTCTGAGGCAAGGCGCAGCGCACGCGTCATAGCGTCTGATTGGATAGCAACAGCCGGGTGTCGCTTCGGACCGGACTCGGCGGAGAACACATGGCCTTCGGCTTGCAGCGTGCGTTCCATCTCCCGGACGGTGCCGAGCGCCACGCAATAATTCTCGAGCGAACCAAGATCGGCAACCGTCAAAATGCGACGCTTGCGGATGACCGGGAACACGCGCCGCCATTCGGCCTTGGCGTCCTTCGACATCCACGACGGCGCCTTGATGTCCCGCAGCACCGTGCCGTTGTCGACCACCAGCGTCGGTTTCGTGCCGCGCATCAGGCCACCTGCCCTTGCGAAATCGTCCTGATCTCCAGGCCCCGCGCGCGGCCGATCTCCTTGGTCTCCTTGATGTCGTAAACGAGGCCGTCATAGACCACGCGATCGACGTTGGTGACGCCCGCCAGGTAGCGCGACCGAAACACGATGACGGTGTCCTGGCTGGTGCCGTAGTTGCGAATGAACTCCTCGGTGCCGGCCTGGATCAGCTGAGCGCGCAGCGTGGCGAGTGTCACCCATTCCTGGATTTCATTGCCCATGCCGTCATCACCCGTGACGGTGAAACGCTGGATCTCAATCACACTGTCGAGGTTGCCGGAACGCATGGCTCAGCCCGCCCAGCTCCAGTTTCGGTATTCGTTCACAATGTCGGACACGCCGATCGGCAGCGACTGCGCAGTGACGCCCACCAGCACCGCCTCGCGGTTTTCGTACCAATGTGCCGCCAGCTGGCAGACGCATTCCTTCAGCGGCGCCGGAATCTTCGTCGGCGTGTACTGATCGGAGATCTTGAAGCCGAGCAACTGTTCGATATGGCACTGCGCGGCGCAGATCTTGCGCTCGATCAGTTCGTCGTCGACGTCCAGCGTCTGATTCAGCTGGGCCTTGACCTCTTCCAGGGTGACGATCGCCATCTAAAAAACCTCAATTCGGGGATCTCTTGCGGGACTGAGAATGCGCCGGTCCCTGGCGATTCCGCGAAGACGTCGACCACCCCCCGGCCTGCCGCGCCTCGCCTGACTGTTCGGCGCTGCTGTGGCATTCGGTGCAGCGTGGCGCCCAATTGGATCGGGACCAAAACAGTTTCATGTCGCCACCGTGCCGAACGATGTGATGCACCAGCGTGGCCGGCTTGCCGCATGGCTTGCCATCCACAACGCGCGTGCACCGCGGATGCTCGGCGATGAATGCGCGGCTTTCGGTCCGCCACTTCCCGTCATAGCCGCGGGCGGAAGCGGAGGGCCTGACCGCATCGTGCTTGGCCTTGCGCTCGGCTGCGCGCTTGGCCTGACATGGGCACAGCACATCAGACGGAAGCCGACGCCCGCAGCAACCACGGATGGATGGCGCGCGCATCGGCATGGTTGCTAGTCCTCGATTGTCCGCACGGTGGCGGTGGTGCCGGTGCTCTTCACCCGACGAACTTGGTAGGGCGGGATGAAGCCAACCGGCACGTCGGCATAGCTGATCGGATCGTTGTCGGCGTTGCCGGGCGGGATGAAGGACAGGCTCCCCGCAGCGGTGACGGTGATCGCTTTGACCGGACCACCAGCAATATCCGCGCTGTCAGACTTGGCGATAGCCAACCCCTTGGCGCCGAAGCTGCTGGTGTTCGTCGAGAACTCGGAAAGCTTGCTCACCATGGATCAAGCCACCGGACGATTGCGGGCGTTGCCCAGCACGAACACCGCGCCGACCGCGACGGACGTGCCGCTGTTCTTGGTCACCACCACCCGGACATAGCGCTTATGTCCGATGTAGCTTTGCTTGACCGTGGCATCGGCCGCCAGCGCCGCCGGCAACACCCCGACCAGCAGATCGGCCGGAACGTCGGTGAAGTCGCCGTCCGCGGTGGTGTCGGATGCCTGCAGCTTAGCGGCGAAGCTGCCGGCGCCGACGATCGCGCCGCTGTTGAGAACCAGGGCCGCGCCTTCATAGTCCTGCAGATCGACCGCGTTGCCCTTGATGGTCGCGGCCTGCACCGCGGGAGACAGCGCCAGGACGACGCCGATGTTTGAAGCAAGATCGCGCATGGTGCTGTTCCTTCTAGCTAACGGCGCAGGTGATCTTCTTGAGCGCCGCGGGCCGAATGACCGCGCCGCCGACGCGCCGGGTGGCGTGAATGCGGGTGATGCCGTTGGTGGCGAGCAGGTAGGGATTGACCAGGATGCTGAGCGCCAGGCGATCGATGATCCTGTAAGAGGTCGCGATATCGCCAAAAGCAATAGGCGTTGCCCCGGCGCCGATGGCATCCATGTCCGGGACTTCGACCACCGGACGGCCCAAGATGCTTTCCGGCTGCCCAAGCTGCAGCGATGGCTGCCACAGGAAGTTGCCCTGGCCATCCTTCAGCTTGCGGATCGCGGCGAGCGTCGATCCGGCCATCAACCAGGTGCCGCGCTGCCGATAGGCGGCCTGCAGCGAGTAGAACACGTTGATCAGCAGGTCGGCGGGGGCGGTGCCGAGCGTCGCCGCGCTGCCGGTCGGGACAGAAACGACGTCGCCGTTGGTCAGCAAGCCCTCGGGCATCAGCGGTCCGGAGCCCTTGACGAAGGCGGAGCCTTCCTTCTGTCCGAAGTCTTCGGAGAGCGCCATGCGAACTTCAGCCTCGGCAACGCCCGCACTGTCCGCGAGCAGCTGGTTCGAGATGTCGACGAAGGTGTTGATCTCGCGAACCGGGATCTCGACCTGACCGAAGCTCGGCTCCGAACCCTCCTGCGCCTGGAGCTCGCCCTTCCACTTGCCGTTCGTGGTGCCGATGCGCTTCGGATACGCCACAGCCGGCGACGTGGTGCTACGCACCGTGGCGAGGCCGCGGATCGGCGAATATTCGACCAAGTCGCGGATGAACTCGGTCGACAATTCGGTCGGCGCCAGATAGCCGCCCTGCGGATCGCTGGAGACGATCAGGGTCTTGAGTTCGACCGGGTCGGCCCGATCGCCCTGGCGCAAATACGAATGGAAGGCCTTCTTTTCGGATTCGGCCTGTTCGTCCTTGGTCTTGTCCGTGGCGCCGGGGCGGTTGACCTTGGCCTCGATCTTGTCCAGCCGCTCGGTCAGCTTCGGATCGGTAGCCGGCGCCTTGGTTTCCAACGCCTTGAACCGATCGTCGAACTTCTTTTCGAACTCGGTCGAAAAGTCGCCCAGCGCCTTGGTGATGATCGAGGCCGGATCGGATTCATCACCTTCCTTGATGGTGAGATCGAGAGCAACGCTGCCAAGCAGCGTGTTCTTAGCAACGTTCTTCATTTCGATGTTCCTGCCGTGAGCGCCGCCGTGGCGCGGTTGATGGCCTGGGCGATTGCCAGCGCCTCGATGACCGACTTCGCGCTGGTAAGGCGCGCGCCGGGATGCATTCCCACCGGGACCATGCTGCACTCGATCAACTCGGCTTCGCTGATGGTGCGGCCACCGCCCTTGCGGGGTTTCGCTTTCTTGGTGATGAAGCCGACAGAGACGGCGCGGATGCCACCGGACATGACCAGCTCATGGCATTCGGTTGCCATGGCGACCTTTCCGACGAGGATCTTGCCGGAGAGATGCAGGCCGTCCGCCTTGTCGGTGGCCTGGCTCCACGCGCCGATCGGGCTTTTCATGTCGTGGAAGGCCAGCATCGGCAGCGGCAGATCGATGTCTCCGAACGCGCCCTTCTCGATCACGTCGCCGACACGGTCAGGCTTGCCATAGGGCCACGCAAGACAGGAGACCACGCCGGCATCGTCGGCAATGATCTTGGTCGTGAAATATGCCCGATCCAGAGCGTTGCTCATGCTGCCGCCTGCAGTTTCTGTTTCGGTGGGGTCTTGTCCGCGCGCTGGTTCGAACCGTCCGCCGCCGGGGTGTCGGTGCTGATGTTGGTGTTCTCGTAGACGTCGCCGCCATCGTAGGGCTGCAGCCCGATCCATGACCGGCCCTCGTTGGCGTTGAGCACCTTCGACGCCCGCAAGCTGTTGATCGCCGCGGCGCGCTCGGTCAGGCTGGCGCGGGTCAGGTCGTCACGGTCGAAAACGACGCGATACGAAGCCCGTTCGTCTGTGGAGAACAGCGCCCGGCGGAAACAGTTTTCCAGCGCGTGCAACCACGGCTCCAGGCTGTAGCTTAGGAACTCCTGCCCCTGTTGCTCCCCATTGTTGTAGGTGACGCGGTCCAGCTCATAGGCCATGCCCGGCGGGATGCGAAAAGCCCGGCAGATCTCCAGGATTTGGAATTTCCTGTTTTCGAGAAATTGGCTGTCGGTGCTGTTGAGCGTCAGCTGCTGGAAATCTGCATCGTCCCACAGAACGGCCGTCTCGCCGGAATTGTCCGAACCGGAGAACGCCGCGCGCCAGCCGGCCTTCATCTTCTTCAGCCCCTCGTCGCCAAGGGTTTTCTTGAACTTGATGACACCGCCCGGCCGGGCGCCCTTTTTGAAGAGGTTGAGCGCGTGGTTTTCCAAATGCCACGCCACCGAGATTGCGCGCATCGCCATGGTCAGCGGGCATCGGCTGAACGGTGACCGCAAATGGATGACGTCGGCAGCGTCCAGCGGACGGCTATCGATACGATAGCTCGGCTCGCCAGTGTCGGCATAAGAAACAGAAATCTTGCCCGGCTGGTACAGGATGATTTCGTGCGGCCTGCCGTCCACGCGGTTGATCCAGGCAATGCCGCCCGCGTCGCAGGTCAGCGCCTGCACCACTAGGTCGCGGACCAGTTCGAAGGCGCTGGTCCAATCGTTGACCTGATCCTGCAGCAGCTTGGCGACGGGATGCTTGGCGTCGTCGGTTTCGGTGCCATCGTCGTTGACCCGGACAACCTTGATACTGAGCGTCGCCGCGGCTTCGCTGAGCGTCCGGATCGCGGTGCTGACCACCGGAACGTCGAGGGCCTGAGCGCGCGTAATCGCGCCCGGCAAACCTGCCCCGAAGATGCTGAGCAACTCGGGATCCGGATTTGCCAGCGACGCCTTGGTCTCAAGTGCTCGCCTTGGCCATAACCGCATTATCAGTCTATGCGGCCGAACCACCGGAACGGTCTACCCCGCATGATCGGGAGATATCTGGCACATTCTCGCAAGACCTTGCAGCCTTGCTCAACATCCACCGCGACAAGGCCGTGCGGAGCGCGAAGTAACGCCCACCCGGCTTGCTGACCGGACAGTCTGGCAGCTGCTCCCACCGATACACAGTATCAACGCTGACCTCGGCAAAATCTGCAATGGCTTTGGCGCCCCAAAGCTTCTGATCGCGCCACGACTTGTCGGTGACCATAACCGTAGGGTTGACCCACCCGTTTTCCCCGTTCATGCCGACACCTTGCGCTTGAGCTTGTTCGACTTCTTCGCTTTCTTTGCAGCGTCGCGCTGCGCCTTCTTCTGCGCCGCGGCCGCCCGCTCCTCTTTCTCGATTTCGATCAGGTCGATTTGCGACATATCCGGCCAAAGGCTCTTCGGCCCGAGCGACATCCAGAACGGCGTGAGGTGGTCGATCTCATGGAAGCGCCGCCGGATCACGCCGTTTCCATCGATCCACACGCACTCGGCGATGTCGTTGGAAATATCCACGACCTTCATCGGCGCGCCGCCGCCCGCGCGGACCATTTGCCCGACGTAACTCATATCGCCCCCTCGAATGACCACTGATCGCCCGTAATTGTGTCGAGAAGCGATATTTTCGCGTTGTCGTAAGCCGGCCGGTCCAGCGTATCCATTTGCCGGCCATTCAATTTCCGATGATGATGCCAGCCGACCGCAGCGCCGCGGACAGCCAGTTCGTCGCGAGGTAACTCACCAGCCAAAACCGCGGTCACGACGTTCGAGATCAAATCGTCGCGCAAGTCGGGATCCATCCCGCGGTGGAACAGCTTGCTCGCCTCTCGATAAAGCTCGTTTTCATTGAGCCCGCGACGCAACGTCTCTTGTTGGTAGATTCGCTTTGGCTGCTTTGCATATGTGGTTCGACGCCATGCCATCTGCTCGCCGATCGCATCGCGGAAGCGCTCGGCAAATCCGACGCTGCGGCGGGAACGATCCCAGATTCCATTGTAGGTCGGCAGATTGTTGCCCAAGACGTCATGGATGGAGCGGCCCCGGTGATTGCGAATAGCATCGAGCGCCGCGTCGTAATCGGCATCGGACCAGGTGCGCTTTTCGACAACCGCCTGCCGGCCGCGCGCCCGATTGCTCGCCTCCCGCTCAGCTACCGCCGTGTTCAATCGCGCCTTGAGATCCGGGCGGGATCGCAGGAAGACGCGCAACTCAGAACTTGATCGGTTCGACGTGGCAGCGAACGCTTCCTTGATCAAAGCTCCATTGCTCACGGCTGCCATGATGCGTTCGATCTGGTCATCGCTCAGCGGCGGGAGCCGATTTGCGACTTTCATGGCTTCCCGATCTGCAACGGCCTGATCGAGCTTCAGCTTCAGTTCGGGGCGCTTTTTCAGAAGCCCAAAAATGACGGTGGGATCGGGAGAGTGCGGATTATTTCGGCAGGCATCCGCCACCGTCGCGCCGCTGCGGATCAACGGCAACACGTCGATAAGCGCCGCGGCGTATCGATCATCAGCTTGCTCTGACAGACGCTGCTTGCGGACGCTCTTGGCAAGCCGGATGCGACGCATCAAGTCAGCATTGCGACTCGCCCGACCGAGCAGCGTTTGCAGCCCAATCAGGGGCGGCTTCAGCAGATGCAGAAGATTGCCCTCGCCCAGCGTCGCGATCGCATCCGCGGTCGCATACATATCGGCGTCAGACCAAACTTTCATCGCGCCGCCCGTCATCTGCGGGACACCGTTCGAAATTGGCCGTTGCGGGTGCATGACTTGCCGCTGATCATGCGCCACCTTTCAGGCCGGGGTCGCGGGGAAGTGGCGGCGCCACCCGCCAGGTGCTGGCGGTCATGCCGCTGGCGTTGCAACGGCGGTCGCCGGTTGCGCTGATCTCGCCAAGCCGGCGCAATTCTGAAACCCGGGGGCGAACGGTCAGCACCGACATGCCGAGCGCGGCCGCGATCTCGTCGGCGGTAACACCGGCCGGATGCTTCGCGATCTCCTCAAACACCACGGCGCGGATGCGAGGCGCACGGGGCGCGATCGCCACCGCGGCGTCTTGAGACGGCCCGAGCGCCTTGAAGCCGGGAGCGTCCGGATAGACATGATCGTCCGTCATGCTGATGTTACCTCGCGGTTAGCACCGGGCAGGCTTCTGGTTTTGTAGATCTCCCGAAGCTGATCGAACGTCGGTGCTCTGCGCTCCGATCCCGCCGGAACATCTGGTCTCCGCTCCAAATCGTTGTATTCGTGCAGATGGGCCGACAGCTTCTGGTAGCCTTCACGAATTACACGGCTCACGCGGTCAGCCATTTCTGGATTTTCCGGCGGTGCCACGGGAGCCACCAGCAGCTTGCGGATGTTGTGACGGTCCATCAGCAGAGACTGCATCGTCTCAACAACCACCTGGCGTAGCCGCGGCGCTGCAGGTGGAAAATCCAGGCTGGCGCCTTCGACCTCGCCAGCCTTGATTTTCGCGAAGCCGTCCCGAATCGCCCAGAGTGGCAGATCAATCAGCACCTCGCTGTAGACCCGCATCATCGCTGCCGCTTCGGACTTCGACGTAGTCCGTGCCGAGTAGAACGCCATCATCAGGACTGCGATCTCGGTCTCAATCTGATGCGCGGTGGCCGGCTTAGTGCGATCGTCGGTGGCGACTAGAAACAGGTTCAAGCGCTGCCGCAGATCGACAGGAAGCGGTTGCGCAAGTTCATCCCCGACCAAGGAGTTGCGGGCGAGTGCCAGGGCCGCCCGATCCGCTGGGCTGATTTGGAGTGACGTCGATGATGCTGCCGAAACCTGATTGCCCATGCTGCTGTTCCCTCGATCGTTCTTCCATGACTGCGACAAATCCGTTGGTCTGCCGTTCGCCGAACGCAGGCGGACCCACGCCACCGCGAATCACCGCCGCGATGTATTCGGCGGGATTTTGTTTCGTCGACGCCTGCTCGATTGCGGCGCGGGCCAACGCGACGTTGCCGCCCTTGGCGTTTTTCAGTTTGACGATCTGACCACCAGCACTCTTGCCGAGAACCTGCTTGCCTCGATCGAACAGTTCCTTTTCCGGGTCAGGCGGCGCCACCGGCGCCCGTTCCGAAGGAACGGAAGTGACTGTGTCAGTGACAGTGACAGTGGCTTCGATGGGGCTTCGATCCCCCTTCGATGCCCCTTTGAAGGGGCTTGCTGTCGGCTCCGAAATCGGCGGTTCCTGCAGGTGATAAGCGGAGCCGTACTTTTCAAAAAACGCCCGCTTAATATGGGGATTTTCGATTTCGTTGAAGAACCTGGCGACGTGCTTGATACGCTTGTCGCCACCCTTCAGAGCGTCCCCGATCTGGTACCGGGCCATTTCATGCACCCACACCGTTTCGGTCTCCGGGTCGACGGTGCAGAAATCGAGTTCGCAGAGCTTGGTAAGCCCCTTCGAAGCCCCTTCGATGGTCCTTCCAGTCTCGATCTTGATGAACTCGACGGGGCATCGAAACACGCCGATGATGTTCGCGTGCGGCGACGTCATCAGGTACATCGCCACCACCTGCGCATCGACGTCCTGCCGCAGGGCGCGCCCTGTCGCGCCGGTCCAGAACGATGGTCGAACGATGCCGTAGTTCATGCTCATCGGCCCGGCCGCCTACTCGGCCGCGCCGGCCCGAGCAAGCAAAGCGTGCAGTGCGTGCTTCGGCACCCGAAGCAGCTTTCCAATTCGGATTGTGGGGATGTCGCCCCTCTTAGCCGCTTCGTATGAACCGTTGCGGCTCAGACCAAGCAACGCTCCGGCCTCCGGAACCTCGTAAACAAGACGATCATCTGCGTTGGAAGTCGCGGTCTCTGCCATAGACTAGCCTTTCCTTGAGTGGGGCCAACTCAGACCCCACGGCTTATATCTACGGTGTTGGCCTGTTTAGTCAATGGGGGCACTTGTGACCCCACTCAATTTTTGCTAGTCCTGTGTGGACGAAACGCCACCAACAGGAACATAGGATGAAAAAGCCATCAGACATCGTTCAATTGAAACTGAGATTTTCCGAACGGCTACGCCGTCGGTTGGAAAAGGCGGCTGACGAGTCAGGGGATTCGATGAATGCGGAGATCATCCGCCGCATAGAGCGATCATTCGAAAAGCAGGATCTGCTCACCGAAGTTCTGACACTCGCCTACGGTCCACAGATGGCAGGCTTGCTGCGGGAAGTCACACCGGCAATCCGAGCCTTTGCCGATTCCGGACTAAACCAGACGCTCACGATTTCTAGGGATGTAAAAGGTAGTTTGAAAGTTGGCTTCAAAGCGTCCGCGGACGGAGAAGTAGATCCACCGACCGACGAAGAATTTGACGAAATGGTGCGCCGACACGCCGCTGTCAGTAAGCCGGAGGGGCAGTCATGAAAGGTTCGATCCGCGAACGCTCGCCCGGCCATTGGGCCATCATTCTTGACGCGCCGGATCCAGCGTCTGGTAAGCGTCGCCGCAAATGGCATAGCTTCACCGGCACCAAACGGCAGGCACAAGTCGAGTGCGCGCGCCTGATCTCGGCGATGAAGGGCGGCACCTACCTAGAGCCGGACAAGACGACGCTTGCGGCGTTCCTGGATCGCTGGATCCACCACATCAAGGCGCACGTCTCTCCCCGGTCCCATGAACGCTACGCCGACCTGGCACGCAAGAACATCGCGCCGCTGCTCGGTGGTATCGTCTTGAGCAAACTGCGGCCTGCGCAGATCGCAGCATCCTACTCAACCGCCCTCGCCAGCGGGCGCCGGGACGGCAAGGGCGGTCTTTCGCCTCGCACCGTGCATCACATGCACCGGGTTCTTAAACAGGCTCTTGGGCAGGCTGTGAAATGGGAACTGCTCAATCGGAATCCCTGCGATGCCGTCGACCCTCCCAAGGTCGAGCGGGTCTCGATGCATACGTTTGATTTGCCGCAGACGGCCGAGCTCATAGACGCCCTGCGCAACACGCGGATGTTGGTGCCCGCCCTGCTGGCGGTGCTATGCGGACTGCGCCGCGGCGAAATAGCCGCCCTGCGTTGGCGCAACGTCGATGTCACAGCCGGTCAGATCGCGGTTGTCGAGAGTGCCGAGGAAACCAAAGACGGCGTCCGCTACAAGGAACCCAAGAGCGGCAGGGCGCGCACTGTGGCGCTGTCGTCAACAATGATCGATGAATTGAAGGCGCACCGCGCACGGCAGGCCCAAGAGCTTTTAAGGCTCGGCGTCCGCCTATCCGATGACTCCTTTGTGGTTGCACAAGCGGACGCCCACCCGTTGAAGCCGACGAGCATCACCCATGAATGGGTACGCCTGCTCGGCCAAACTGCCCTGCCCCGCATCAGGTTCCATGACCTGCGGCACGCTCACGCCACCCATATGCTGGCAAGCGGCGTTCATCCGAAGATCGCCAGCGAGCGCCTAGGTCACTCCAAGGTGGGAATCACGCTGGACCTGTATTCCCATGTTCTGCCCGGAATGCAGGCCGACGCTGTGGTGCGGGTTGACGATGCGCTGCGTGACGCCATAAACAAGCGAACCAAAGGCATTGGGTAGCAAAGCGGTAGCAAACGGCCATTTTTGCCATTCTGCTTCGCAACAATAGCTAAACAATTTCAATTGGATGGAAGGGTGTCCGAGTGGTTTAAGGAACCGGTCTTGAAAACCGGCGTGCCCGCAAGGGTACCGTGGGTTCGAATCCCACCCCTTCCGCCACAAACCTTTGATTGTATTTGGCAAAATCTGTTGACGGGCGAACGCATTTTTTGCAACCATAAAGCGAAAGTGCGTTTCAACCTGCAACAATGCTGCAACAACTTTTTTGTTGCAGACGGCCCGCTCGGAGGCCGACTCCGCAGCGACGTGCCGCTTGCTCTCGGAATCATAGGCCGCCTCCTCTATCCAATAATGATAATGGCGATTATTATAGGATAGCCTATAAACCTAAAATAAGTCGGTTGCCGTTATGGATTTGGGGATCTACGAACTGGACGAACACGGCCGCCGGCTATTTCGACCGGCCATGCCTCCCTTCCCGCCTCTGGAGGACGTCCACGACGTCCTGGAAGCAGCGAATGCCGCGGTCAGAGAGTTTGACCGGCGTCTCACGGAATGGGACCGGCACAGCGCTGTCGGTCGGCTTTTCGCGCGGCTCGATGCCGTCCATTCCTCTGGGGCGGAGGGATCGACCACCACCTTCACCGACCTTCTCGAGTACGAGAGCGCGTTGCGAACGGCGCCGGATGTCGATGACGCCACCATCGTCGCCGCCTGTGCCGATGGCTTGAACGAGGACCTCGCCTGGACGACGCCGGAAGACCTCGTGCTCCTCCTCCACCGGCGCCTTTTCGAAAACCACCGCAACAGGATGCTTGCCGGCGGTGCCGGGCATTTCAAGGCACTTCCGAACTACACGGGTGATCCCGACTTTCCTGGCGGGATGTTCGGTTACACCAGCCCGGCCTCCATCCAAACAGCGCTCCGTGAATGGCGCGACTTCACGCTCGCGACGGCACCGGCGACGCCAGAACTTCTACGACAGGTTCTCTCTCACTGGATGTTCGAGCACATCCACCCAATGACCGACGGCAACGGGCGCATCGGGCGCCTCCTTGTCCCGATCCTGATGAGGCGCAAAGGCCAGACGAGCACCGCCTGCACGTTCTTGGGCGAAGCCGTTCACGAGAACAAGGGCCTCTACATCGGCGTCCTCAAGGACGCCCGCATCACCGGCAAGACGGCTAACTATTCAAGGCAGATGCTTGCATTCATCCGCACGACGGCATCAGCCAACATAAACCGTCTCGATCGGCTGCAATCGATCGAGAAGGATTGGAGAGCGCGCTTCGCAAGGGTCCGTTCCGATAGCGTCGTGCACCGGATGATTGCGTACGCGATGATCAGGCCCGTGTTCACCATCAACGATGCCCAGAATGACCTCGGTGTCAGTTTCGCCGCGGCGAATGGCGCGGCACGAACATTGGCGGATGAAGGTCTGCTGACGGTGCCACAAGACGTGAAACGCAACCGCCTATTCTACGCGGACGAGGTGTTGGGACTGTTCGATCGCTTCCGTCAGAAGTCCCCTTCGAATTCTGCGCCCGAGGGACGCCCTTGCTAGCCCCGTTGAGGTGCAGGACAGTCTTCTAGCCCGCGAAAGGTCGGCACCGGCTCTGCTCGTCATTCAACGATGCCGCTTAAGACCTGCCCCTCAATCTCGAACGATCAAACGGGATTGCTCGACGGCCTCCAAGGCCATTCGAGCCTGAGCTGCGCGGTCCACTGCCAATCGTAGGTGGGCTCCCTCTCCTCGAAAACGCCGAGGAGCCCAAGCCTCTCGGCCCACACGAGGGAACCCGACCACGCCTTTAGAGCGTCTCGCCGCTCGATCAAACACAACGAATAACGCGCCTCCTACAGATTGTGCGTCGTGAGCAACTCGAAAGCAGTTGCGCAATTCCGATTCAAGCCTCGAAACAAACGTTTCGAATCTCAAGACTTCCGTTGCAAAGTTCAATGCACGCGATTCGAACTTCAAGATTTCCGATTCAAAGTTCGAAAACGGCGTTACAACATAAAACGACGTTAGAGGTACCAATACTAACCACATTGGTGACCATCCCTTGAGCTAACGCGTCACTCGTCATCAGGATGAGTTGCACATCTGAATTGAATTGGACTCTGCGGCTCCTTCAACCGGCATGAACCGCGTAAGATCAGTTACCCGCAACGCGCCAACAGTTGCGGTATCCCGATTCAGATCTCGAGATCCCTGATTCAATTTCAATGGACGACGATTCGAACTTCTAGGCTTTCGATTCAATTGCCGAAGCTGGCGTTGCAACTGTCAACGGCGTTGACCGATCGCTAAGTTCGACCACCCGAACGGACGAGAGTGAATGGAAAACCGGCAGTGCAGCCGCCTCAGCACTGCTTCCGCTTTCTGCACATCAGCATGCGCCGTCGACAACCTAGACGCGGTTGCAAGGACACCGTTTGCAGGCCCCGGCAACGCGTAAGCAGTTGCGCATTTTCGATTCAAAGTTCGAGATTTCCGATTCAAAAACTCGAAGTTGGCGTTACTAGAATCGAAGATCGCGTTGCAGATCTCGATGTTTTTGATTCATGAGCTGTGTTCGCGACTTGCTATGATGAAGCGCCTTTTGCAGAGGCCTGGGTCCTTGGCGGGGACTTGCGCCATTCGTAGAGATAGATCGCAAGTCAGGACCGCTGACTTTATGAATCGACCGCCGAGGCATTGCTGCAAAAGCAGCTTGTCACGTTTGAATTCCATCATGCGAGGCGCCGCTGACCTCCGAAAGCAATTGCATTGATCGTGCTCGGCCGCAGGGGCGTTCACCGGCGAGATTTGTCCCTTGCAACGCCATGGTTCAGACTGGAAAGGCTGGAAGTGCGTCTGGAGAAAGGGGCACGACCACCGGCACCGCAAATCGTGAGGAGTTGAGATGAGTAGATCGACCAGAACACGCCGCATTCATCAGGCAGACTACCAGCGCGCCTACCGCGAGCAGCAGAAGGCGCTTCGGAAACCGACCCGGGACGATGTCGCGCGCCTGGCGCTGTATCTCCTGATCAGCGAGGGGCTGAAGGATGGCCAGGAACGCAAGCTTGCCGCGTGGTGCGAGACGGTGACGAACGGCCTGGTCGAACAAGGCTTCGATCGCGATGCCACCCGCCACCGGATCGATCAGCTCATCGAGCGCTGCGCCGATGGATGGGGCTTTCAGCTCAAACGGCACTTGACGCAGCACACCATTGGGCAATCTCAACGAGCGTGATTCCCCCCATTACATCTTCAAACGCCGTTGACGCGTGAATCGCCCAAACTCACTGCAGCCGCAAGGGCAGCAACGCAGTACAGGCTTCGTCACGCCGGCACCTGGAAATTTCACGATCCTGTCGGTGAAACAGCCGCTGGCGAGGTCGGGTTATTAGCGCGAGCAAGAGCAAGGAATACGGCGACAGGCCAAGATTGAGGACCAGTTCAGAAGAACAGAGCTCCAGTCCACAAAATAGGACAAAGATCCTAGACAAGCCGGACGGATCCTGCCAGGTTGCCCTCGTCACGAGAGGAACAATCGATGTCTTACAAGCTCGCCGACCAATTCGTGGACCGCGTCATCGCCATGCGCCCTGAATTGCTGCGGCATGCGGCGCTTCTGATCGGCAAGCGGACCGACATCGGATCGCCCGAAGATTTTGTCCAGGATACGCTGGTCACTGCCTTACAGAATGCGGACCGCTTCGAAGATTACGGCCTTTCTGGATGGCTGATTGCGATCCTACACAACCACATTCGCAACGCGCGTCGACGCCAGCGCCGCAATCCGACGTCGCGATCGCTAACGGAGACGGCGAGCAGTGACGAGGCCGAAATGATCGAGTTTCCCGTCGCCGCAACGCAGGAACTAACGCTCGAAGTTGAGGATGTAATGGTTGCGCTGCGCACTTTGTCCGTGGCGGACCAGGAAATCATTCGGCTGGCACGGATCGAGGGACTGCCCCTGGAGGAAATTGCAGAACGGCTCGGCGTACAACTTGGCACGGTGTACTCCCGCCTCTCGCGGGCAACGACGAAGCTCCGCGCCGCGTATGACGCCACCCCCGACGCAGCGACGATGCGCGCGAGCGTTCCTAACCGTCGTGCGGCGTGA